CCACAACACTTACATTCTTTTGCTTTTTCTTGATACGTGCTCATATTATTTGCATCCTGTCCATTGCGTCTTTTAAATTTTCTGGCATTCTCGGAGCCCTAATCATATTATAAGAATTTGTTTCTCCGTCTGCCTCTGTTCCAAAATCATTGTCGTAACTCATTGACTCATAGGTGTGTATATTAACTTCCTGATTGGAATCAAATTTGCTCCTGCTTATTGAATTATAAATTGATCCACAAACTGCGTCCGCTAGGTCCTTAGAACCTTTTCTTGGGTGGTCAACCTTGTCTCTCATAATTCTAAGCTGGCATAGTTCGTCTATAAGCAGTGGTATGTGTGGCCCGACTACTCTTTCTTCGGCAACAACCATTGCCATATCATCATAATGCTTTTTAGCGACAGACAGAATTTCTGTATTGATGCCGTATTGTTTTAGTTGTTGCATCATATCATGTGAATTCCATCTGTCAAAGGTACATACACGAATTTTAAATCCTCGTGTTTTTAATGAAAGAATATAGTCTTTAACTTCTGTAAAGTCTACAGACTTATCTTTTGTTGGTGTCCAATATCTTACTGCATCTATCTCAACAATTGGTGCAGGCTGTGAATAAGTGTCTGTTACTTTTATGTTAACCCATTTATTAACGTGAGCCATTGCAACTGCACAATGGTCATGCTTTTGAGCAAGGTCAACGTGTATAAAGTATTCCTTATCTGGATCTGGTATAAACCATTCTTCTAATCTACCGAAGTTATCTACCGCTAGGTGGGCTTTATTAAAAGCCTTCTCAACCTTTTCTCTTGACTTAAAGAATGCATCAACTGCATCAGGTGGCATACATGCAAAACGTGATAAGGCGTCCATGGGGTTTGTAAAAAATGCAACCTTAAAGTCATCAATCTTTCTTACTGGATTAACTTCCCAAGTTGGTCTCTTTAAAGCATATACTCTAGGAATTTTATATGAAAGTATATGGTCTTCTTCCCATTGAATCTCAAACTCATTACCTACCGTTCCGTCTGGAAGATCTTCATCCATTTTAAATTTGTGATCACGGACTACCGTCTCCACATCTGCAACAACAGCGTTGTATCTTTCTTGAATGTAATCGTTTTTATATCTAGGAAAAGAAAGAAGAATAACTTTACCAAAGTCTGGGAAACGAGAGTCTACTGATGCACGATACATATTATATATAGCGGCACCTGTCTTTGCTTGATCGTGCCCTGTTGTATTTTCAATTGCAAAACCTGAAATCTCATCAAGGATAACAACAATAACGTTATATCCTTCCCAAGCTTCACGCTCAGAGTGGCCAGAGTGTACTGTTATTGCTTTATCAAACTTAACTTCCGCCGCTTTGTCGCTATACTTACCAGCAAACCAAGGTGACTTATCAATTCTTGTTTTAAATCCTTTAAAGAATACGTTGCTTGCCTGCTGTGAGTTAATAGCAATGTTAATAATATCAATGCTATCTCCTGGAGGCTTTCCGTAATATGTAGCTGGATCTTTTAGGCACAATAGTAAATATACTATATAGGCAACTGCAATTGTTGAGCAGTAATCTTTTCCCGATCCTTTGCCAAGCTGAGCAACTACTTCATTTGCAGTTTGCTTAAACCTTATTCTTCCTTCTTCTTCTCCGAATAATTTGATAAGGGTTGAGTCTTTATAAATTTGCGAGCTTTTTTCGATAAGCGTGTACTGATAGTCGGAAAGTTCTGGAAGCCCAAGGTATTCTGGACTTCTAACAAACGTTTTAAGATCGACTGGTTTCTCATCGAACTCCTCTCCATCAAGCATGTCGATAAGGTCGGTAAACTCAAACGACATCGGCTTCCTCTACTGGGACTGACTCAATTACTCCAGTTATTTGGGATAATCTCTTTGCAACTTCCATCTTACACTTAGGGCATGTTGATGTAGTTTCTTTTAAAATTTTAACAAGAATGTCTTGCTTGCGTTCTGTCTCTGCAATTTGAGATGCAATTTCATTATTTTCAAGGACGCCAATTGATTGAAGCATTGCAATTCGTTTAGTCTCTATGTCTGCAATAAGCTTTAATGAACCAGACTTAACTGCTAACTGTCCAGATTGATCTGCATCTTCTACGGTCTTCCACGCCTCTTTGATAAGCATGGCATAGTGTTGATCCGCCCCTGAGATGGCTTCTCGGGCACGATCTCTGATGTTGCTATCATTATGCACAACGTCTTTCCAGTCATCGATTAGCTCAAGGACTTCTTTGCGTTGTATTCCTGTAGTGGTGGCAATCTGTGTGGGTGTGCTTCCTTTTAGAAGTTCTTCAACTACCCTGTTCATTCTGTCAAAATGTTCTGACAATTCTATTTCGCTCATTAATACAGTATACTTTCAGTCGACTAAAATGTCAATCAGAATTAGCCCTGGCAATCTTATATAGGACCAAATATCCAATTAAATCGTCAATATCGTTGTCTCCAGCATATCCTTGGTTATTCTTTACCCTATTTAATTTATCATCAATACGAACTTTTAATTGTTCTGTTGAATCCGCCGTTGAAAATATTCTAATTGGATCTAATGCTGAGTTGCCATATGATATATTTTTTTCAATTAACATGTGTGCAATCTCATGGCATGCTCCCCAGATCTTATTACCTGCTGGGGCACCCGTAGACTGAAGATATAAGTCACTACAATTAAAATTCTTTACATCTGGAAATACTGGTCTTAGCATTACCGCCTCCTAATTAATTGGAACTGTTCTAGGTATCTCTGTATGGTCATAGCAGAGACTTTGCACTCTTCGGCAATTTCAGTTACCGTTTTCTTTTTAACCACATATCTTCTATGTAGCCAATCTTTACTTTGATATAACTTCATCGCTCTGTTAGTACTTTGTTAGCATAATGTGCAATACCAAAGCTATCTGCAACGTCAAAATCCACCACATTTAAATTATACTTCCTGTTAAAGTAGTCAGCAGTTCTCTGCTTTCTCATGTTCCTTAATTTGTTTTGATACCAAGAGTCGGCATAGCCTGGGTTAAGTGCTCTTATTGCCTGCTTCTCTTCTTTGGTTGGGTTCTTATTGCCTATGTATGCCTGCCAAGAGGATGGGGCTATCGTAATAACCTTTGCTCCAGTAGACATCAACTCTGCTATAACAACTCCGTAAACATATGATAGTTTAATTACAGCGTCTGCTGATTTTACAAACACAGCACCTTCAACAACAATATAATCTGATCTCAACTCCTCAAGCATTGAATGCATTTTATTCTTTGCATCGTGTATCTTTTCATATATATCAAGGCCGTGCAGTTCAATCTTGCCCCACTTTAATGGGACATCATTTTCCATCAAACAAAAAGCAATAGAGTTTGTTGAAGCATCTATGCCAAGAACTCTATCTGCTTGTGTCTTTTTCAAACTAGCTAGCGTCATCGATCATCCTAAATAATTTATTTTTAGTATCTATATTAATGCTTTTCTCACAAGTTGAGCATAGCATTGAATTGTTATACCTGCTTAGCTGAGCTTTACATTTTGAGCAAGGCCTTGCAGCACCGCCCCTAATGGCTTTCTTTTCGTAATACTTTTCCATAATTCTTCTGTTGGTTGCAACACGGCAACACTCATCTGTACAGTATTTTTGATTGTGAGTCTTAGGCACAAAATCTTTTTTACATTCAGAGTTAGCGCAGATCATATATTAGATACCGAAAACAAATCAATTTCAACAGTGCCTACAGGTCCACCTTTTGCGTAGCACTCATTCTTAACTGGGCAGTAAGTACAAGGCATCTTTGATTTAGTAGCACCTTCAGGTCTTTTTGGAAGATCTCCATCTTTAAAATTATCCCAGACTTCGCACATCCAGGCAAAGGTCTCCTCGATAATCCTTGTATTCTTTTCGTTCATAGAAATTGGAATAACTAAGATTTCTTGAGTATTCTTATTCTCATACAGGAAGAATCCTTCTTTAGCATTCTTCAGCTTCATGTAAGTAAGAAGTTGTAGCATGTGGTTGTCTGTAGGCTTCATCTCTGATTGTCTAGTGTCCCACACCTCTTGCTTTGCCGTTTTAATTTCACCGATTACTGTTTCGCCATCGTACTCCATAATAAGATCTATAAAGCCTCTGATTGGCGGATACTCATTAATAATTTCTTCTTCTTCCGCTCTCCACTCTGGCATAGTAGAAATAAGCTTCTGTAGTCGCTCATGCGCCTGAGTTCCCTGTGCCATATTAGCAACAGCAACTGCATCGTTATCATCAATAAAGACTGCGCCAGAAAATGCCATGTACCAGTATCTAGGACACTTACCATGACCATAACCTAACGAACTTGGACTAAACGACTTCTTGGTCATCTCTCCGTCTGCTCGTTTAGTATTACGATATGACTCATCAAGTAACTGAGCAAACAACTCAGGATCAAAAAATTTTCCTGTGTGCTTTTTAAATTTAAGGTTTTTTACAATTTCTCTAGCCATTTATGAGTTATACCTAACGACATACTTAAGTGCATCTACAAGTTTGTCTATGGACTCCTTTACTGAATAATATACGTTCTTTTTATTGTTATTTACTGTGCCCGCTTTATCTTTAGCAATAGTTGAATAGATAGAAGACATTACTGCAAATTTAGTTGACATTGCCTGCAGTTCCATAATAAGCATAGGAGCCTTTGCCGAAGGAACATCAGGGTTCATTAAAAGCTTTACAACAATTGCTAACGCCTTATCTAAGTGCTCGTCCTTCATAAACTCGTGAAGGTCATTAAACTCTGTTATGTCACTAATAAGTTCTAGCGTATTCTTATCACTCATGGTTCTCCTCATAAAACTCGATCAGCTCTTCAAGAACTGACCACTCGATAATGCCTAGCCTAACCTTAGACTCTGCTCCTATAATAATCTTTAGCGCTGGATACATATCTCTATTTACTTTAAAGGTATCTGTACAAATTTTTGCCCAGTTATCTTTATTTAAAGTAAATGATGTTCCTGCTTCTTTATAATCAACAAGGAATTGCTTCCATTGAGCATCACCCTTTTGATAATCTCCTCTTCCGCTATTCTTTTGAGCCTTAGCCCCGTCACGTTTTACTTCTGATCTTTCTGACATTATCCCACCGAGTAAGAGTTTTTATGTCCGTCAGGGCATTCCCAGGATATAGTTGTTGTAGATGCATCCCAAAAATACTCTGTAGAATCTTTGTCACATTTACTGCAAGGCTTTGCTCCGCCTATTCTTTCAAGCTCCGAAGGGAAGATGCGCTCTGGTTTATTAAGAAACTCATTAATGTTTGGCATTTATTTCTCCTATTAATTTGTCTACAACATCTTGATTTTCCTTTAAGTATGCTACAGCCTTTGCACGTCCTTGAAAACGTTCTCCATTTACTGTATACCATGCTCCACCTTTTTCTACTATGCCGCACATTTCTGCAACGTCTAAAGTTTCTCCGACACTGTCTACACCAAGAACACTCCCTTGGTAGTAGAAGTCGTATTGTCCCGATAAATTTGGGGGGCCGAGCTTGTTGTAATCAACAATCCAGTTAACTGGCCTGCCAACTCTTTGTTCAATAATTTTGTCGCCAACTTTAATGCCAGCTTTGATAGCATTAGCCTCAGCTTCAGAAGACCAGAGTTTGATAACTGTGGAAGAGAAGAACTTGACAGCCATGCCGCCCGTGGGGATGTGACTAGCATGCATAGATCCAAACTGATTTCGTTGTTGTGAGATGAGAACAAGTAGTGTGTTTTTGTTTGCATAGTTTAACATCTTGACTGCGTGGGTCATATCCTTTGCTTCAGCGCCGATTTGCTTAGTGTCTTGCAAATCTTTCATTTCATTTCCATCTTTTTCAAAATAAATTGCGGGTAGTAGGGCAGAAATTGAATCAACAACTATCATGTCAACCCCAGCATCCATTAGCTTTGTTGCTACGTCAACCATATCATTAACTGTTTTTGCTGAAGAATAGATAAGGGAAGATGAATCTACTCCTAAACTTTCAGCCCATGATTGATCGTATGATGCTTCTGCATCTATCCAAGCACAAGTCTTTCCTTCTTTTTGTGCCAGAGCTATCATCTGCAAACAGAAAGAAGACTTTCCTGCAGACTTATTGCCCCATACTAGAACCT